GGGTGTACGCTAATGGCAATTCATCAAGCTTTATTCGCAAAACTCGGTGTTGTCACTGATGGTTTGATCATGCATCTTGATGCTGCAAACTCCTCCTCATATTCGGGCAGCGGAACCACTTGGTCGGACTTAAGCGGTAATAGCAATGATGGAACGTTGAACAACGGACCAACTTTTAGCACCGACAACGGCGGCGCTATTGTTTTTGACGGATCAAACGATTATGTAAACACTATCAACCTTAATTCGTACACTAATCTTACTATTGAGATGTGGATTTACGAGGGTCGTGATATTCCAAATTTGTCCAGTGGGGAGGCTGACATTCTCACTTATAACGGCACTGGTGGCGGTGGTTCTTTCACTTTTAGCGACAACTCATTTGGCGTTAGATTTAGGACCGCCGGGAACGGAAACCCTGGAAGAAAGGTTGATATCGCATCAGTGCCTGCTCAAAATCAATGGTATCGCTTTTGCTACATCAAGAATGGAAGCCTCTGGCTAGACGAAACTGAATACACTAACTTCTCAGGCTCTGAAAATAATTACAACGACCTTGACATCGGCAGAAGCAGGACTGACATCAACCAGTTCCTAAATGGAAAAGTGTCAAACGTAAGGGTCTATAACAAATCACTGTCGGCAGCCGAGGTCCAGCAAAATTATGATGCACTTAAGTTGAGGTTCACATGAGTAGGACTTACTTGATCATTAAGACTGCAGAGCTTGGAACGATTGATTTCTCGCAAGTGCTTGAAACCTCAGCCGACACTCTTGTTCGTAGCGTGGATGGCACCAAGACTTTCATCAAATGGGAAGGCGATCAGCCTGGCTTTGTCGCAAGTTTGACTGGAACGGAAGGTCCGTACACGAACGCCGAACTCAGGGCTATTCTGGACACTGATGTTTGGAGGACAGAATCTGATGTCTGACACGCCAACTGCAGCTGAAATTGCACAGCACTATTCCGCTTGCATGGATAGTGTGAATCTGATCAACGATTTAATGGCTCAAGACAGCCGCGACACTGAAGAGCAAGACATGGTGTCTCGTAACGTCGAGCATCTTCAGATCATGGTCGCCAAGGATTTTTGGACGACTGAAGACTTGGCTCCTCTGAACGCTGCTATCACTGCTGGATCTTGATGGAACGGCCTGATCCAATGATCCCTAACAAGCCTGGTGCGCAGGATGTAGAGGCGATGATGAATCGCCAAAAATGGCTCAATGAGCTTTACGTCTTCGACCGTCGAGACGATCCAGACCATCCAATGCGTGGTCTTTTTACTGGCTTGGCTCAGAAGTACCAACAGTTTCGTGGCTAGTGCTTGGCATCAAGAACAGTCAGTTTCGCGCTGCACCGTTCAAGTTTTTGCGCTTGATGGCAGCAGCAGTTTGCCTGACTGCTTTTATGCTTTGGACAAAGAGGCAAAAGAGTAATGGCCAAGTCACTTAACGGACAAAACTTTGTCCCTAGCAAGCCGAAAAAGACACGTCAAGGTAATGGACAGCACTCGAAAGTGTCACACGGCAGAAAGAAGTATCGTGGACAAGGAAAACGTTAACCCTCTTTCCAATGCTCAAAACTCTTATTGCGAGTGGTGTCGCCGTTTCAGCAGCTGCGCTGGCATCTCCTGCTCTCGCAGACGTCTATGTGAACCCTGAGTTCAATGGTGGCGTTTATGGCGATGACTATCTTGGTGGAACGCTGAACCTTGACGTAGGTTATGAAACCTCCTCAGGTCCGTACTCCTTCTATATCCAAGGCGGTCCTGCAATCGTCATGCCTGATGGTGTGGATAGCGAAGTTGAGCTTGCTGGTAAGTTCGGCGGTTCTGTTGCTGTCAGCGAGAAAGCCTCTGTTTATGGAGAGCTGAGCGCAATGACTGGCGATGAGCTTTCTGTTGGGACGAAGCTTGGCATGAAGTACAGCTTCTGATTAAGCTAAAGTCGCAGAGACGCTTCTACCTCTCCTGGTCTCACACAGCAGGAGGGGTTTTTTCTTGCCATGCAAAAGTTTTTCAACGTGATGTCAGTCGCAGCATTCACAATGAGTGCTGGCATGGTGATTGGAACGGTGATGCTTTACACGAGCATCCCATCGCTGACCAAGAGGTATGTCAGTCAAATGAAGCAAGAGCTGACTGAAACGCTTTTGAAGTCAATGCCCGTTCCAGAAATGCCTGAGATGCCAGGTCTTCCAACTGAAACTGGTCCAGCTATTCGTTTTCCATGAGTGATCAGGTCAACTCACCAGCGCATTACAAGCAAGGTCGCGTTGAAGCGATCGAGGTGATTGAGGATGTTGTTGCTGGTGCGCCTGATCCTGTCACGGGTTATTTGGTGGGTCAGACCTTGAAATACCTGTTGCGAGCATGGCATAAAGGCAACACAGTACAAGACTTGCAAAAGGCGTGTTGGTACTTGAACCGTGCCATCGACAAAAACAGTGGTTAGGTGATCATCTTGGTGTTGGCGGTTGGATCGTCGTCATGAGCTTCCGGCCCGAAGCCTTCTGCTTTGATTTTTGCCATATCAAGTTCTGGCGCGGGTGTTTGTGGTTTCTCGTCAAACGACGCTAACCATTCACGCAAGGCATCACCAGTTGGAGTGGACTTTGGCCATTTGACCCACTTGAGGATTGCTTTTGGGTCGGTGAATGGTCTGGCAGTTTTGCCGCACATCACTGTGTAAACGACAGGCGGTCCTTCTCTTCTACGGTTACGCTCAATCCACAGCTGTCCTGCTGTAAAGCGTTCTGATTTCATGCCAGAGATTCAGGGGATTGGTATTGGAACGGTAGACGTACAGAACATTGCGGCACCGCAAGTCATACCACCGCCAGTTTTGCCAGTTGAGCCACCAATCACGTTGATGTTGGGTTTTCCAACAGCAGACATTCCAGGTGGTGAGCTACCAATTTATGAGCCGTTGGATTTTACGGCAGGTGAGCATACGCATCGAACAGCACCAGTCCCAAGGTTGAGCCCTTTTGAAGATAAAGCAGATTCTGAAAAGCAAGAGAAAAAACCGGCTGGTAGTTCAAGCCAACCGGTGTCTGCCCCCTCGCCAGCTGTGCCTTTAGCAGCTGACCAACTAAAGGTAGACATTGAATTGCCGTGTCCTGCTCCTGACGCAATTCCTTTAGGTGCGAAGAACAAATCTCAAACCGCTGTCATCATTGGTTACGAGATGGTCGATGGAACGTGTGAACAGCAACTCAAGCCGTTGGACGTACCAACCGTCATTGGCAACTACTTACCTGCTGCGCCACTTGTCACGACAACTGCAGCAGTGGCTGCAACAGCGACATCAGCGGCCATTGTCGCGAGACCTTTAGGCGATTTTTTGCTGAAGGCAGTAAAGCCGACAGTGAAGAAAGTGATCAAAAAGATCAAGGAGAAGATGGGGAAGCAGGTTGCTGTTGAGTCTGTGTTTCAACGGCGGAAGTTTCAGCGGTCTTTGCGGAAGTAGGAATTGAGTGGACATGGGGCGGAAGAACGCCTGGCGGATTCGTTAGGACAATATCGGCGCAAATTGCTCTGAAAGGTGAGTCAGGGTGAAACATGATGCCTTTTTGCATTAGCTCTGCACAGTTTTTGAGTCGAGCAATTTCGTAGTTAAGTCTCTTGTCTGCCAGTTGCGCTTCTAGAAGTGCCACTTGCTTTTCGGCCGCTCGATGGCAGCTCTTGATATGAGAGCGATCCAGCGGTATCGAAATCGTGGCAGTGATGCCGCCGTTAATCGAGTAGTTTGTTTTTTGCCCTGTCCGAATCGGACGATAAAAAAGGACATTACCCGGATTATCGGGGACGCCATCGGGGATGGGATTGCCTTCCTCATCAAACGCGCCAATGAGATCGAGAGTGTCATAGACCGGATCTAGATAGTGCCCTTCGTAAGGTTCTGCCCAACCAATAGTGGTACTCACGAAAGGGCTGATTGTGAGGCTTGTTCCTTGGCAGGTAAAACCGTTGTATCTGTATTCAAAATTTTTGCCAGGCACTACTTGAACCGCTTGGTTTGTGACGCTTCCCGAACTGTTCGCAACTGGAGCAGCAGTGCTTGAAACCTGAGCTTGCACTGGAGCGGAAAACAGCAGAAGAGCTGCGACAACTCGCTTCATTGCGTAAAAGTGCTGAGCGTTTCGGTAACAGACTCAATGTCTGTGTCGCGCTGAATAATAGTGTGCTGAGTTAAGCCAGGACCAGAGATGGTTTCAATGAACTGGAACGAACCACCTGGGTCAACGATTTGCCACGTTGGTTTGTCTTGAAGGTCTAGGCCAACCCATTTGCTTGAAACGCCGTTCAAGTTGTTGGTTTCGACGGTTAGATCAGCAGGAGCAAGATTGCCGCCAACGGGTTTAACGTTAGTTCCGCTGACGGTGTACTCGTAGCCAGTGCGGTACTGATACGAGTTGATGACCTCGTTGACCTTTTGCTTTGTGGTGGTCGTGGACTTAAGAGTGCCTTGCTGGAAGTTGGGGACAACTGGAACGGCTTTTGCCTCTGGAGCGGCTAGCGCAATAACGCTAAGCACGCCCCATGAAATCCAAATTGTCGTCCACATCACTTGATAGTCAGTTCTTGGATGACTTGTCCGATTGCACTGGTGCCAGCACCACCAGCTGTGATGGAGATTGCACCATCAGTTGCGATTGAACCTGCAAGGTTTCCAGCAACGCCACCATGAGTTGTTGTGGTGTTACCGAAAGTCGGCAATGCCGGAACTACTCCGGAGGTGACTGTTGTTGAGAGGACTGCTGGGACGTCATCACCTTCGATGTATGACTCTGAATACGAAAAGCTGTCACCAGCAGTAGTGACACTGAAAGCGCCAGAAGTGTACCCAAGAGCAGTACCGGAAGTAAGTGTCCCCAGAGCAGGAGCAGTGTCCAGAGTGACGTTAGAGCCAGATACAGCCATGGAAGACGGCTGGCGGATTGCAACTGACGCGGCTCCATCGACAGCTAGCGAAACGCTGGATTGGATTTTATGGCTGATGTCTGCGTGTGCTGGCAGACACGTTGCCAGAGTAAATCCTGCTACCAAAAGTGTGCGGTTCATTTGATGCCGGTTTTGGTGTCTTTGTTGTCCACGATAGTCGGCTTTTTATTGCCATTGCCATTGGACTTGCGTTCGATGCCAAATGACGCCATGGCTCCTGTAAGAAGGGAAGCCACAAAGGTGTTGTCCATTTTCATCTGAGGGAAGAACCCGAGATAAGAAACGGTTAGCAGTGTGGCGCTCCAAACCAAGACAGCGCATTTGACGACATCAGCAACGCTGACGCCTTCCTTTTCGTGTTCGTCTTCGCGGTTGGAAGCCATGGCACGGTGGAGCTACCTTTACAGGGTAACTGGGTCAAGCAAATGCTTCTAGTTCTCAAGCCTTTAGTGATGTCCATGTGGGAATCACGGGCGTTTAAGGAGTTGATTGTGGCGATGTTGGAACGGATCGTTACTCGAACTGATAACGATTTGGATGATCTTGCAGTCAAGCATCTAAAGGATTTGCTGTTGCCTGACACAAGAGTTGAAAAGTAGGTGGCGTCCGGCATCATCCAACTAGCATTGCTGCTGTCGGTCATGGGACTTGCCTTGCTGCCGTTTTTCCAGTTTTTCCGTGGTACGCCCCATCAGTTGGCTGCAATTAAGGAGCTTGAGGAGTCAGTGCCAGAGGAGTTATTGGCGGAAGAAGCCGACTGGTTTCAGGCATGGAAAGAAAGTGGATATGACCAGCAAGTCTTCATGCCTTACTTCAAGCAACTCGACAACAAGACTGGAACGGGATACCGCGAGTGTTTCAGCTCAGCAGCTGCAATGGTGGCAGCGTTTTACAAGAAGGTTCAAACAGATGATGAGTACAACAAGATCCGCGCCAAATATGGAGACACCACGTCTGTAGAAGCTCAGCTAGCAGCGTTGCGGAGTCTTGGATTAGAGGCTGAGTTTCGTAAAGACGGCGATGCTGACATGGTGGAACTAGAGATCGAAGCGGGCAGACCAGTGTTAGTTGGCTGGTTGCATCACGGCAACATGCTTCGTGGTGAACCACCTATGTGCAATGGCTTGGGCTGTGGTCATTGGAGCGTTATCAGTGGTTATGCGGGCAAGAACAGCAACGATCCAGAGTGGATCATGCAAGATCCCAGGGGCTATCCCGAGATGGAAAAGGGTGGTCATTCAAATCCGCATTTGGGGCGTAACGTTCGAGTGAGACAGGCTGCGTTCTATCAGCGTTGGCAGAACGAAGGTCCCAAAACAGGCTGGGTGATTCTGGTGAATGAGTAATTTTTATTGGATCTGGGCTTGCATCAGTGCGTTTTGGACGACTGTTGTTGTGCAATGCGCTAAGCCAGTGAATTGGGATCAGTGCTCACGAGTCAATGACTGGCTTGTGCCATGGGTGCGAGACGTGACTGAGATGTACCAAAAAGGGGCGTATCACACTGAGAAGAGCGTTTTGAAGCAAGATCAGTAGGATTGATTTTTGCGTCCTTCGGATGGCAGTTCTGTGTGATTGGGAGATCAGGGCTCGTTGCGAGAAGGGCCAAATGGTCGTTCCATTCGATGAATCGCTGTTGAATCCAGCAAGCTTGGACTTGCGGTTGGGTGACTACTTGATGGTGGAGAGCATTTATAGCCCTGATCTGGTGCGTATCAACATCGCTGACAAGACAGAAGATGACCCGTTCATGCTTCAGTCCGGCGAGTTTTGCTTGGCTGAGACACTTGAGCTGTTTAACCTGCCCAACGACATCAGCTGTCAATTTGTACTCAAGTCAAGCCGCGCACGATCTGGTCTTAATCACTTGCTTGCTGGCTGGTGCGATCCAGGTTGGCACGGAAGCAAGTTGACGCTCGAATTGAAGAATGAACGCTTGCATCATGCGTTGCCTCTGTATCCAGGTCTGAAGATCGGTCAGATGGTGTTTCATGCCATGTCCAACGTGCCAATGCATAGCTATGCAGAGACTGGTCACTACAACAACCACTTGACAGTCATGCCGTCCGTGGCATGAATTGATAAGAATCTTCAGGGCTATGGGCTGGGCTGACTGGATGGTCGTCAACCAAAGCCTTGAAGAGGAGTTGGAATTGGAACGGAACGTGCGAGACGTTCAAAACTGCGATGACGAGGATGCACTGAAGACGCTATGCGTGTCATTGGTGCGGACCAACTGGCATCAGGCCAAGCTGCTTAAGCAGGCAGTGGGTCACATTGGCGAGTTAGATGCGTCGATGGTTGCTTCCGACTGATCAACCTTGGAGCGGCGATTCCTTGCTCTGCCTTCGAGTCTGGCG